GAATTCCTTTTTATACTTTCCAACCATCATCCGGCACAGCTGCTGGAATGACGGGTATGTCAGCAGCCGGTGATACTTCAACAGTAATGCTGACGGATGCAGGAAAGGACAGCATGGTTAAGTCGGCACGTTACATTAACGATACCGTTAATGTCATGGCTGATCAAATCATGCCACTCATGTTTGAAAATCCAGACTTGATTGGATTGAAAGGTGGAATCCTTAGAAAATTCGGACCGTCAGCCTACTTCCTTTCAGAAGTGGGGAACGGATTAAAAGCCACATGGGGTGCCAACTCCGTATCACAGATAACGGATGATGAATTTGTTGTTAACAGATCAAGCAAGCTTGGTAAGTATTTCGAATCTCTTACGCCAGGCACTGGTGCAGGAAATGAAGCGGATAAAGCTACCGAGCAATTTGGTGGATCAACATACGCTGTTCTTGAGAACCCCACAGCAGGAGAATTTATAGAAATTGGAGGAGAATCATTGCCCGTGTTTGTGGATAACAGAGGCAAGTACGGCGTGAAAGGTGGACGTTACCTAACGCGTGGCGCACTTGAAAAAATGCTGTTCGATCCACGAAGGGGTCAACTTGCAATTTTTGAAACAACCTTGGGTCTTGCACTCGCAAGAAGAAGACAGCCTACGGGTCGTATGCTGGCAGACGTGCTTAAGAGATCTTTCGCAGAAAGTAGAACTGCTGATATCTTTGGTGATGCCAACGATCCACGTGTTGTCATTGGTAACTATGCTAAAATTTATAATGAATTATACCAAAGTATGTCCAGTCAACTGGCGACGGCAGGGTATATTCCTAATGAAGAGTCCCGTACAAGAGGAGATCAACAACTTAGTTCCATGTACACCATTCCAGGTGCGCAAAACATGGCTAATCTGTATTATAACTTACGAAGAAATGATCCACAATACTCCACATACGCTTTTGATATTGAGGGACCTGGCATACCTTCCTTCTCTTCCTTCATGGGTGGAGACACAGCTGTTGTAAGCGCTGATGATCAGCAGACAAATAAAAGCATTGGAAATGTTTTTGATCATTGGATGAACCTATTGGATCAGTAATGGTAGACATAATAAAAAAATATCAAGAAAGCGTCTTTGAAAATATGCCGGAAGGCACAGGTCCAGCGGATCAGGAGTTTATAACAACTTCCAAGACAGGCATACCTATTACGAAAGCTCAAGAAATAGCGGCGAAGAATCAATTTTTAGCGACGGACACACCAATGGCACCTTTCCAAAAACTTGGAAATCTGCTTCTCCCTGGACAGCCTTTCGGTAAAAGCAACCCGTGGTTGATGAGTGAGGAGGATAAAAAGATTCAAGAGGCACGCGAAGTTAACTCCGCTGCCTACATGAAAAGAAAAGATCAAGTAAAGGATCAACTTGCCACGATATTTGATAAGGCACAGAAAAAATATGAAGAGACTGGTGATGAAAAATATCAGCAGATGGCTCTTCAAGCGAAGACTGACATTCTCGCAGCTTCAGGTTTAACTGACGCTGATTTCCTACCAGTGGGTGCAGACACCTACAGACTGTATGATGAGTTTGGTTTGTTTACGAACGAACCTAATCCTTATCCAATGGTCGAAGCTGGAATGTATTTTGCAGGTGGCATTAAAGGATTCAACTATGGATGGAATGGCGGACTGATTAAAAAGTTTTTAAAAGGCGCAGGCAAAGGAGCCGTTAAAGGCAAAGGCGGTTGGATAGGACGCGGTTTAAATGCCGTGGTCCACGGAGCACTTGCAGTTGGTGCAGCTGATTTTGGTTATGAAGTTTTATTAGATGCAATGAACCGTGGAGGGAAAGCTAAAGCTTTTATGTCTATGCCGCGTGCACAAAGGGATAAAGTTGTGGATGATTCCATTTCACCTTGGTTTGATAAAGCCTTGCAGGTAGGGGTGGATCCTCTCCTGAAAAAATTACCCGAGCGTTTAACGTTCGGACCCGAAGGAATCAACAGACCGGAACTTGGAAGCGTGGAAGACATAGTTCCTTACAGACTTAATCCTTTCAAAGCAAAACCCGAAGGAGCACAATCCCGTATTGCCAACGCAGTGGACTCTGCTGTATTTGATGCGGCCATAACAACATCTTTCCTAGGCATTAGACCATTATACATGGGCTTTAAAAGATTTGGTGGATGGGCTGGTGGTTTAAAAACACCTCCTCCTGGAGCCGGAAGTAAAATATACAAAGGAAAGGATGAAGCAACACAAGAATTATATGAAGACTTTGGTGTCTTAACAGGACCGGAACTCATTGCTGCTGATAAGGCTTTAGCAAAATTTGATCCTTCAGACGCAATGTACATTGGCACAAAAGGAAGAGCACTCGCACCATGGGGTGGTCAAACTTTCCTCCCTATAAGAGAACCCGTGCATATGAACATTCCCTTTATTGGAAAAGCACTAACGCGCTTAATGAATTCAAAAGCTTTCAACTGGCTTGGCCCAGCAGAGCATAGAACAAAAGAATTATTCCCTGAATTAGAAACAATTGCAGGAACCACTATTCCTAGGTTTGCCCTTTCAGGCAGACCATACCTTGATGCATACATCAACGCTTTCCAACGTGTACCAGCAATCGGCAGGCCAATACAAGCCACACTCCAAGTAGCCGGTGAAGCTCAAAAAGTTCGTATGATGGAAATGATTGGTCGCTTTGCACCTTATGTGACAACGGCAGAAATGGGTGTTGATTATATCAAGCTTGGGGGGAAGAGAGCGGAAGGATTTAGAAAGGTTGCGCAGGACTACGATAAACAAATTTTACAAGCTGCTAAATCAGCAGGTGCCATTGTAGACGACACCATGATGGTGCAAACAGCAAAAGAAATTATTTTTAACAGATCCAAAATGGGTGCGTTAAGCACAGAGTTTTCGAACTTTCTTGAAAAAAATATTCTTAGGCCCCCTGAAGGATGGACGCCAGGTACAACATTATTAACACCAGGAAAAAGAACAGTCGGTGATATGTATAAACTAAAACGACTGCTTGATAGTAACTACATTAAATGGTCCAAGAGCCCAGAGATAGGAACAATATCAGATGATATTAATGCATTATATAGATCATTTGAAACTGACATTGGAAGTCTTAACAACACACCTTTCTCAAATGTGACTAAACTGTGGACAGAATATGAAAACTTCCTCTCCAAAGGAATGCTCATATGGGGAACGGATGCAGGAAAGCAATTAGGAAATGTTAAAAGATTTGGGTGGAACATCGCCCTTGATACACCACAAAAGGCGACTGATATGTCCAAGAATTTATGGAATACTTTAGCAAAATCACAAAAAGATACAGGGGCTCTTCTTGAAAGTGAAATTACGGCGTTAAGAAACATCGTGGGTGATAAGGCATATCATAGAGGATTGGGCCATTACTTAGCTAACACATTTAAAAATTCAATGAAGAACGTTGAGGGTATTGAATACTTTGATTCAAAAGTAATTAGTGATGCACTTGGAATCGGCAAGGCTGGCTCCCCTATTCAAGAACTGTTTAAAAAAGCACTACCAGGACCAAAGGTTACTGACTTTAAAATCTTTAATCCTCAAACACGACAAATGGAACATTGGTATGATGATCTGTGGGGCAAGATCCCTAATGATATACCAAAGGATCAAATCAAGATGGTTCAAAATACACTGCCTACCTACAAAGACTTTGATAATTTAGTTAAGGTTCTCGATAGGGTATTCAAGCATGGCATGCCATCACCAAGTACGTTCCTAGCGCGTTCAGCCGTGCTGCAGGGACCGGGTGGAGCATTGAAACAAAGCTCACCTATGGGTACCATTACAGCGGCAGGCGCCACAGCAGGTGCGGCACATGTAAGTGCGATGCTTGCACTGGTTCCTTTCTTTGGGATGCGTTGGGCCGGTAGGGTTTTTGCCAGTCCCGCAATTATGCGTAACTGGACAAGTGCCATGGACGATACACTTCCTACGGTTATCAGGGTAAGAGCGATGGAACGTCTGTTCCAGCAAATGCCTGACGAGTATGAAGAATGGACGGCGACATTGCAGGACATGGAAGAGGCAAACAGGAATCAAAACCTAAGAAACCAAAATAAAAATTCATTAAAAGACTTAGGCAATGCCATAATGGACCAAGCACCTGGAGTACTTCAAGGTGTGGAACAGATGACACCTGATGTTTTAACAAGACCTATTGGTGAGACACTAGGCTATCAGAATCAAGGACAACCTCAAGCTAATATCCAATATGATGACACTTATTCAAGCGGATCGGAAGTTGGATCTTCAATCACGGGAAGCAACGTCATGAATCCTGGTGCGGCGGCAGAGTTATACACAGGGAACACCGACGCGGCACTCGCCAATCAGTACGGTGGAATGAATCAAGGCGGAATTGTAAGCGACCTCAACCCAGTGATGGGGAACGACGGTAAGTTTACGGTGCCACAAAAAGGAATACAGGATAATCCTTTCCTTAAACAAGCGAAGGATAAGGGAATAATCTAATGGTAGACGATATACAAAAACATCAAACACTTTTTCCTAACAATTATACTCCTCATGAACCACAAGGATGGAACGAATACATTGATGATGCATTTGTTGCACCGGCTGGCAGCCCATATTTTTTACCTCAAGATTCATCATTTAATATGAGTGAAACTTTTGTTGAACCTACACAGGAAGAGAGAATTGTAAATTGGATAGGTGATAAATGGGAGGAAGAAAAATCCCATCTTAGAAATGAGTTTGGTATTCCAAGGGGTAGTGGTCCTTACCGACCTACATCATGGGAAGGTATAACAAATTTATATAATAATTTAGAATTTCCTAAATTTTCTAGAACCAGAAACGTTTTTGATCAAGTTGGCAAAGGATTGCACGACACAGGAAAAATGTTTTATGATCATGGAATGTTCTCCGATGATATCATGGACTTTCTCGGCTGGCAACCCAATGAGGAATACTATGGTGATTATGAGTGGGATGAATCAAAGATAAATCTTGACGAAATTTTCAGGATGTATCCTGATCTTAATATCTGGAGGCTTATTCAAGACCTAGACAAACGAGAAATTGAATACGCAAACCGTGGAGGCATAATAGGATTGATATAATGGCCGAGGAAAAAATGATACAGAACCGTGAGGACATCATCAGGATTGAGGGGCAACTGAAGCTCATCAACCAGAAGCTGGACAACCACATCTCTCACCTTTCAGCAAGAGTTGATACGATCTTCAAGATCGTGTGGACAGTCTCCTTCGGTGTGATGGCTTTGATTTTACGCGCGGCTTACATGGGGATAATGGGATGAACTACGATAAATTATTAGAGTCAGTTAAGAAACATGAGGGATTTCGGGACACCGTGTACCTCGATACATTGAACAAAAGGACCGTTGGGTTCGGCCACCTCTGCGTGGAGGACCACTGGGAGGACGGAAAAAAATACGACAAGGAATATCTGGAAGACATTCTAGAAAAAGATTTACAGTCAGCAATTGATCAAACGCATGACATGTGCAAGGACCTAAAGATTTCAGATAATGCTAAGACCATTATCTGTGAAATGATTTTTCAGCTTGGGGGGAGAGGAGTTTCCAAGTTTAGAAAAATGTGGGCCGCGCTTCAAGAGGATCCACCAAATTATTTTGAAGCGCACGTCCAGATGCTGGATTCACGTTGGGCCAAACAGACATCTGCGCGCGCCCATGATATGGCAGAACAAATGCAGAACGCAGGATAGGTCATGTACGGCATACTAAATCAAGTATTAAGAAAAATGGGACGTCCGGCAATGAAGCGTGTCCTTAACATCATCAAGCAACACCCAGAAGCACGCCCGGTGAAAACAATAAAGTCTGAAGGGCTCCCTTACTATGGCGCCACTGAGGAATCACGACTTGGTGCTGCGGAAGGCTTGGCGGAAGGCGCATCACGTTGGCTGGATCCACATCCAGGAACCTTCATGAACTATGTTCGCGGAAAGGTGGACAATGACCCACAAAGATTTAAAAAAGTTTCGGATTTCTTTCGTGCCAATCCGGAGAAGAGAAAAACAATGGATGACTGGTATCAGGAGATGGGATCCGAAGGATGGTGGGGTCGAAGTTTCCTTGACGACATGATTGATGAAGCGGAAACAACGGCGATGTCACTGGAAGATCTTGCGGCAGCGGAGCTCTCACGTGTCGGTAAAAAACCCTATTCAACATCAGGAATCAACCGTTATCTGACTAAAGAGTATAAAGATTTACTTGGTGAATAAACTGTGCTATAATGCACCGTGCAATTAATAAAGAAATATAATTACGCAGATCTTAAGAGGGAAGACGGGGACGTAAGATTATATCTTACACCGGATGGTGAAAGCTTACCGTCGGTCACGTCCGTGCTGAATAAGACAAAGGACAAATCATTCCTGAAAAAGTGGCGTGAAAAAATTGGCGAGAAAAAAGCAGAGCAAATCATTCGGGATTCAGGTAGGATTGGAACCGCTCTCCACCTATATATAGAACATTTTGTGAACAAACATGATTACAAGGATCTAACCAAAATAGGGGTGCAGGCGGAGAAAATGGCCAAAAAAATCATAGAGGAATCCTTCAAGGACATCACGGAAGTGTGGGGTTCTGAAGTTCACCTTTATTACCCTGGAAAATACGCAGGAACGACGGATATGATTGGCGTCTACAAGGGACGACCGACAATCATTGATTTTAAGCAGACGAACAGGCCTAAGAAGCGTGAATGGATACAAGACTACCTCATGCAGCTTTCAGCGTACGCCATGGCCCATAACAAGCTATTTGGGACCGATATAGATCAGGGCGTCATTCTTATGTGCTCGCGTGACCTTACTTTTCAGAGATTTGAGCTGATGGGGGAAAAATTCAACCGCGCAGGTGATTCCTTCATGAAAAAACTTGACTTGTACCTAGAAACTCTTATATAATGTAGATAGGACGCCGTAATGGGTCCTACTAAATCTTGCTTAATAGGAGGTAATTATGAACGAGCTAGATCTAATACGTAACCATTTTCTTGGTTTTCACAACGACTTTTTTGACAGTTTCAGAAGAGTATCAACTTATCCACCCTACAACATAAAAGAAAAAAATGACGTTGGTGTCATTGAATTCGCTGTGGCTGGGTTCGCTGAGAAAGATCTGAAAGTTGAGGTCAAGGATCAAACCTTGCATGTTTATGGATGCAAGGAAGAAAAGAAATCAGAAGATTTTTATCACAAGGGAATATCGGATAGAACTTTCCAAAAAAGTTTCCGTCTTCACGAACATATCATTGTTAACGGAGCGGAGCTAAAGGATGGTCTTTTAAAAGTGGCATATCACAGGGATATACCAGAGTCCGAAAAACCAAAACAAATAAAAATTAAATCCAAGTAGAAAGTTCTTCACCGCTAATTTCTTTAGCGATATTAACTTTATTCCGAAGGGACTGTATGATTTTTTCGTCTACAGTCCCTTTTGTTACTAGGTCTATGTAGAGTACTTTGTTCTTCTGTCCTATTCTATGGGCACGATCCTCTGACTGTATTCTTTTTTCCAAATCATAATTGTTTGAATAGTATATGACAGTGTTTGCTTCCGTTAATGTAATTCCATATCCACCAGTCTGGGTGTTTCCTATGAAGAAACGAAGTTTTGACTGCGGATCCTGGAATTTATTAATGCATTTCTGCCTGTCTTCCGTCGCTGTTGCGCCATAATAAGTGCAGCATGACTCATCACCAAATTCTTTTTTTATAATTTTTTCTATGGCTTCAATATCATGGATATAGTTTGCCCAGATAATAACCTTTCCGCTTGTCTCTCCTAAAATTTGCATCAGTTCATCAATTCTACTACTTTTAAGGTCTATCGTCTGCCCTGCATCTGTTTTCATATGACCACATGTTATCTGGTGCAGTCTTATTAATTGTGTCAAAACATTGACGGCTGTCATGGACTGACCATTAAGCACTGACATGGCATTTGCTTTCATATCCTTATAAGCTTCTTTTTGTTCATCGCTGAGTTCCACTTCACGCTTGGTGTATACCTTATCTGGTAGGTCCAGGCAGTCTTTCTTCAATATGCGGTATGAGTGAGGCGATACGATATCCCCTAGTTCCTTTAGATTCCTGAACTTGACAATCTTCTGGTAGCGATGGGTACCACCAGCTGCCGTTGCCTCTATGACCACGGCGTACCGGGTTCTAAATGCATAGTAGCTGGACTGCCCTAATATTTCTGGATCAAGGAAATCCATCTGCGCCCACAGATCCATTGGTGATTGAGTCACTGGAGATCCTGTTAAAATTCTTCTGTATTTAGTTTCTTTTCTTAAGTCTAAAATTGCTTTTGTTCTTTTCGCCTTTGGATTTTTAATCGTCGTGCTTTCGTCCACGATCATCATGGATCTTCCAATGAGAAAGAGCCTTGCAAAATCAACTCCTCTTTTTGAGGAAAAAGCTTCAACATTCATTATCATGATTTTCAATTCAAAATTATTATTCATCATTGATCTTAATTCTGACATATATTTCTGGCTTGTGGATTGTTTCCATATGACCACGTTCTTTTCTATGTAGTCAGGAACATGGGTGGGAATTTCCTGGTCGAACCAGGTCATATAAGCACCTTTAGGGGCAACCACTAGTAAGCGGTCTATTTTGCCTTGATTATAAAGTATGCATGCATTGTCTAATGCGATTTTAGTTTTTCCCGTACCCATTTCCGCAAAGATAGCGAATGCTTCCTTGTCGTAGCATTTTTTTAATGCATCTTTCTGATGCTCGTATGGCTCCGTTTTAAATTTATACATTCTTATTTCTATCTTGACTTTGATTATAGCATAGTATATAATGCAATGCAAGAAATAAAATTATGACAGTTTACGTTTTACAAGAAATGGGAAGGAATGTTAGATCAGCTGAAAAGTTTGGTGATTTAAAAATTGTACTTTCTGATAATAAACAAATAGTTTTATCCTCCGGTCCCCTTACTTTTAAATTGCAACACGCATTAAAAGATTTTAATGATAATGACTACTTGCTTTTAATGGGAGACCCTGCTATAATAGCGCTTGCTGGTGCAGTTGCCAGTGATGTAAATGGAGGACGATTCAAGATTCTGAAGTGGGATCGCGATGAAAAGAAATATTACGATATAGAAATAGATTTGAGGAGAAGAAATGAACAATCTAATTAACCAAATGCAACAAGATGCTGGCTCCACGGCCCCAGATAACATGGGCAAGATTGGTGCAGTAGCGAATGACATTGCTGATACGGATAAAGAGATCAGCGATATAGAAGAGCAATTAAAAAAGAAAAAAGATTACAAAAAACATTTATCAGAAAATGTTTTGCCTAACCTCTTCGCAGAGGTGGGACTAGCAGAGTTAAAGCTTGCTGACGGCAGACTTATCAAAGTAGGGAACTACTATGGCGCTTCCATAAAGGAAGACAAAAAAGAAGCTGCTTTCAAATGGTTCAGGGACAATGGATTTGGGGATTTAGTAAAGAACCAAATCTCTTGTAGCTTTGGGAGGAATGAAGATGAGAAAGCTAGAGGATTAATTGATACTTTGAATGAAAAAGGTT